TATTGTCTACACGCACGTAAATACCGTTTCCGGCTTTAGAACTTCAAAGGACCTGTAATTTTCTTTGTGACATAGCGAGCAACATAAGCCGCAGTCTCAAAATTAACTGCGCCAATCGAACTAAAACCAAAGGGCCAAAGCTTCTCAAGCGTTGAAGAACGATATAAGTTATTGCCACGACGAATAGACCAAAGCTTCTTATCAACAAAAGTCACGCCAAAAATAATAGCATGATAATGGGGACGGCCAAGCTGATCGCCATATTCACCACACATAAAAAAGCGAAGCTGTTGACCAAAACGACTCATGAAGTATTTACGCATGCGCTTCATGAACAGCTGAAAATGCTCGTAATGAAGTGAGCCATCGGCAGGCAAATGAGCATCATCATAAGTCAGCGTAAGAAACATGTTGTTCTTATGTGACTTAGCTTCAACAACACACCGAGCGGCCCATTCGCGCGACTTAGATAGTCTGCAACCAATGCATTGGCCACAAGGAACTTTGAACTCAGAAAAAGGAATAGCTTTAGACGGATCAAACGTTATCGCATTACGTTGTCCATCCTTCGTCTTCTGACCAGCAAGACGATACGCTGTTATCGGGTGAAAGCAAGGCATTTTTCAAGACACGCAATATGAAGTTCACGCAAAATCGTCTCACGAGAAGAACGAAAACGAACTTGAAATGAACAAAGAGACACCCAAGGACGATCACGATAAAGCGTCCAAGTCACAAACTTGCGACGACCAAGGTAGCTTTCTTCACCAGGAATAAGCCAGCAAACGCCAAAATCTTTAAGAGTAAGCCGAAAAGCCGCAGTAGCCATAGCGCGGTTCCAAATGAAATTGAGATGTTCATGATGATAACTATGACGACCGCGGCAGATAATAAGGGTTAACGCTTAAATGCGGAAACCACCACGCATAGGCGTAGCACGAGTATTCAAAGTCTTCGTGCGTGATGCACCTTTACGGAAAATACGCTTAGATGCTTTACGAGAAAGCTTATGACGACGACGAGACATATAAACCTCACTTTTTAAAAAGTTTCTTAACGGCCTTAAAGGCCTCCCAGATCGCAGAACCAGAGTTCAGCAAAACATTAACGAACTTTAAGATCGTATCTATCACTTAGCCAACCTCGCAGCGCCAACAGCCGAATTAACAACTGGCGCAGCAGTACCAAAAGGATTGAGCAACTGCATAAACTGACCAACTTTCCAAGCGGCAGGATTCTGCTTCATATAGTCAAAAACCATCCTATTGCGCTCAGTAGCTAAAGCAGAATTCTCAGTAGCATTCTGAGCTTGCTTCAGAGTCTCATCATAAATACGATTCTGCCAGCCTTGTCCGACGGCTTGCGCATAAGTGAGAGTAGACGCTTCTTTAGCGACCTCAGTCTGAGCTTTCTTGAGCTCAGTGTCCGCGGCTAAAGCAGAATTCTGAACCTCAACTTGCTTAGCCTGAGCTTCTTTAAGCTCTTTATCAGCACCAGAATGCATAGCACCAGCAACATCAACCGGCTCAACGACCGGAGCGTTGCCTGAAGTACCTTGACCACCAGCAGACAAAATGGGATTAAGACCAGCTTTGCGAAGGTCTTCAACTTCCCACTGGTGACGATTCTTCATCACTTCTTTCTGATGCTTCCAATTGACATAAGAAGCTAAGGCAGAGCTACCTAAATTACCAACCGCACTAGCGGCCTCTGCCCATCCGAAACCCATAATTACTGTCCTAAAGCAAAAACGATAACTGTGCCAACAACAGCAAGCCAAATAACTAAAGCCATAACTACTCCTTAAAAATGATCAACCAAACCGGGCACAGAGTAGACAGGCATCGGACGAGCGCACTTCAAACGAATGTAAGAATCGAACAGAAACTGAGGTTCGCTATTCACTGCAACAACGCGCTCAACAGGCGGATTATCTTGAATGAACTGCGAACTTAGCGTCGGCAACGAAGAAAACTTCTGAGCTAAATGCCAGCTATCGAGCGGTTGCGGATCAGTCGAACGGAACTTACCTGTAATTTGGCCAGGATAGTAACGATACTCAGCATAACGCTCTTGATAGCCAAAGACCTTATCGTCATCAGCAGTACCTTGCGCATAAATCTCTTTGTTGAGAACAGCTTGTTCGCCAAGATGCGCGAGCACAGGCCAGTAAAAATCGAAGCGGCCTTGGCGCGACCACATACGATTAAGACCTTGCTGATACGTCAAATCAGCACGGACGTTCACAAAACCAAAAACATAGCCATGCTCGACAAAAGACTTCGAGAAGCCATGGAAGCTATCTGAGACTACACCGTAAGCGGCAAGGTTGCCTTGCGGAGTCGTGTCATTCGTAGCTGAAGTCTGCTGAACAGGATTGATCGAAATACGAGCAGAAGATCCGCCGAGGTATTCAGGACGTTGCAAACGAGCATCAGGCGAAATCACGCCAAAGTGAGAACGAAGAATTTCCGTGTAGCGCGTACCACCACGTGCGTCACGTTCATAGAGCTTTTGAACCTGGAAAGCTTGGCGGAGATCGTTAATAGAAATTGGAGTAGCACCAGACAAATCAGCTGACAAATTATTAGCTAAAACTAAACCACGACCAGCATAAAACGAAATTGTTCCTGGATCTGAAGGATTATCTCCAGTAATACTCAAAGGAATGGCTTTAGGAACTAAATTCCAACGCTGATCCTTCTCACCCAAGATAACAGGATCAGTAAACGAAACAGGATAAGAGGTAGACCAATTGGAAACGCCATTAATGCCATTATCAACATGATACGAACCGTACTGCGCCGCCAAACCGATATCACCAGAAACCTTCGCAGTGCCACCAAGCGAAATTTCCACGCCTGGTCCTTTTTGCGGCCAAGGCAAACAAGACGTGAAATAGTCATGACGCTTACCACGACGAACTAAGCTGTAGTCAGAAAGATTATCTGGACCGTCGCCTGTTGGAACTTTCAAAGATTCTTGAAGATTCTCGTCTCTAAACCACTCATTGAAAATCAAATTATAAGCGCGGAAAGGAAGCGCATTAACCTTAAGCGCTTTATCCACATTCGTAGGAAGACCAAAATAATCCCAAAGTGTCTGATTTTGAACGTTTGTGCCAGAAACGGTAGGAATCAAAAAGTCTGTAGAGTCAGTAGGATTCTTCTGCTCACCATTGAACTTCTGCCAATTGTCCCAAACCAAACGGTTAGGAACAAAGAAGAAGAAAGTCTCCAAATAAAGATTGTCCATGAAAGGGACAATCGGCGTAGCCAAACGAGCAAACAAAGTAGCTGTCAGCTTAAAGCTATCGCCAGGAAGTACTTCATCAACATAGAAAGGTACAAGATAACCAGAATTGAAAGTTGTCTTATAACCATGAGAACGATCAAAGACCGATCGAGGAATCTGAGTCGAAGGAATCTGAGAAAACAGATGCTGAGTAGAACGATTAACAGATGACATCTAAAAAATCCAAATCTATAGATAACAAAAAAGGCGACCAGTTCAGAAAGCCCTCTCATCGAACCGATCGCCTTACGGCTCTAAAACCCAAGACTCAAAAAGCTTTATCACCGTAAGGCAAAGCATATACCACAAGTCAAAGGAAAAGCAAACATCCGAGCAGTGCGTTGGGTACCCGCACGTGCATCGGGGTGTCACCGGAACCAGTTACATCAAGTAAGTAACTGGTTCCGGTGTGTACCCGTGCGCAAATCGTTGAGATACCTGAAAAAAAGATCGCCGCAAGCGGGCGATCGAAGGGATTTTGAAGGGATGGAAACCATCCCTTATATGAGTTATTAGTAATTACCCGTTGTTGTCAGAAGCAGACGGTTTAACCTCGGTCGCTGGAGCAGGCTGAGGTTCTTTAGAAGGCTCAGGAGACTTAACTTCTTCAGAAGCGACAAAGCCAAGGTCCTCAAGCTTACTCCTCTGCTCAGGATCATTGAGCGCCTGAAGAAACTCAGATGGAGAGTTATTAAATGAGGCGCGAATGTGGGACGGAAGACTTTCAAAGTATTCAGTTGCACGAGCAACAGCATTCTGAGCAGTCTGAAAATCTGTGACGTCAGAAAAGTCACCAAACTGAATTGGGCGCTTCGGCGAAAAAGGATCAGTCAAAAAACCGGTCTCAGCATACTTTTGCAAGATGTTGTCAATCATGGTCTCATCTTTAAAGTGCTGTTGAGTCATCGACGGTTCAGTAAAGACAATGCCTTCAGCAGTAGCATTTGTGTGATTAATTTTGAACTTCATATAAGCTCCATATAAAAAAGTCCTCGCACTACGCAAGGACTAATTAGAAGAATCTCCGTGTTGCGGCCGCGTCTGTACTTAGACTTCGGCCTTAGCAGGCGCGGCCGCTTTGGGGTCCTCAATCGTAGATACGAAAGCAGTCGCAGCGGCAATCTGGGTCGGGGCAGAGGCTACAAGCTCTCCAGTCTCATCAGAGTACTGACCGATCTCATAAAGAAAAAAATCATCGGGATGCTGACCAACGGTAGTGCGGCTATCACGAACGAGATCAGAGAAAGACCGAGATGCATCAGCAGCAGAACGACTGAAAAACGGCGTATTAAAAACCTGAAGTTTCGAATCGAAAACGGAAAAAACTTTAAGTATCATGATTGATTCTCTTCCATAACGCGCCTGAGTTTAGCGGCTTTCAGTTAGATCGGAAGAGCGTCGTGTAGGGAAAGAGTGTAGATCTCGGTGGTCGCCGTATCATTAAAAAAAAAAAAAA